GGCAACTAGACGTATCGTCAAAACGGTACTAAAATCAGGTGCTGTTCACGGCGACAGCCGTTGAGCCTCAAGACCACCTTCGCGGTGGCCGGCGCCAACATGGCGCCAAAAACAAATCGGGCCGACGCGGTGCGGTAACACCGACGCCGGCCCTGACCACCAACCGCTGGATAGGAGCGGCCGATGGCTAACCGAAAGATGCTACGTCACGATAGGGCGTGCAAGCGCTGCGGTGCGACACCGATTTACGGCACAAAATTTTGCGATGATTGCGGGCCTAAAGCGCGAGGCTCTTTCAAATCATCGTGTGAGGTTTGTGGTTCGTCGCCACTACCAAAAAACAAGGCTTCTTACTGCTCAAAAGCGTGCCAACAAGAGTCTCTCTACAGGCGCCGCCGCGCAGAGTCACGAGCGTGCAAGGAGTGCGGAGTAGAGTTCCGGCCGGTTGATACGCATCGGCTAAATTATTGCTCGGCGACGTGCAGCAAGCGCTCCAACAACCGCGACAGCTCAGCTGCTAGACGAGCACGAGTGCTTGGCACGCAGACGGAGTTTGTTTCGGTTCAGCGCGTTTTTGAGCGCGACGGCTACCGCTGCCAGCTTTGCGGCACGAAAACGCTGAAGACCAAGCGAGGCAGCTACCACCCGAAAGCGCCGGAACTCGACCACATTGTCCCGTTGGCACAAGGCGGCGAGCACAGTTACCGCAACACCCAGTGCGCTTGCCGGGCTTGCAACGTCGCGAAGCGCGACGGCGCCGGCGGCCAACTCCTCTTGATCGGCGAGCACGCCTGATGAGCACCGGCAGGAAACGAAAGCCGCACGATCTGAAGGTGATCCACGGGACGTCCCGGCCCGACCGCGATAACCCGAACGCACCGGCCCGCTCGCAGGGCACGCCGGTCGCGCCGGACTGGATGGACGAACTCGCGCTCGCCTACTTCAACCAGATCGTCCAGGCGCTCGACGAGCAGGGCCGCGCCAGCCCGCACGACCAGCACACGATTATGAACGCGGCACTGGCGCTGGGCGAAGTGCACGAGTGCTCAATCATGATTACCGACCATGGCCGGACCTACGAGACGACAAACAGCCAAGGCGGCCGGATGATCCGCCCGCGGCCGGAGGTGACGCAGCGGTCCGACGCGATGCGGCGCGCAACGTCGTGCCTGGCCGAGCTCGGCCTGACGCCGGCCAGCGTCGGTAAGGTGTCGGCCGGCGGCAACGACAACAGCAACCCCTTCGACGCGATCTGATGTGGCACGCACCAAGCATCCGCACTGCCAGGCGGCCGAGAAATATGCGCGCGACGTCGTCGCTGGCCGCGTGCTGGCGAACGCGTGGGTGCGCGCGGCGTGCGAGCGCCACCTAAACGACCGGAAGCGGGAGAAGCGGCGCGACTGGCCGTACAAGTTCAACCGGGAAAAGGCCGAGCGGGTCTGCCGGTTCATTGAGCTGCTGCCGCACACGAAGGGCAAATGGGCGCGCGACGGCGAGCGCCTGGTGCTGGAGCCTTGGCAAAAGTTCCTGATTTGCGTACTCTTCGGCTGGCTGCGCAAGCGCGACGGGCTCCGACGATTCCGCAAGGTTTTCTGGCTGATCCCGCGGAAGAACGGCAAGTCCGCCCTAGCCGCGGCGATAGGGCTCTACATGCTGGCGGCCGACAAGGAGTACGGCGCTGAGGTCTACTCCGGCGCGACGACGGAGAAGCAGGCCTGGGAGGTGTTCCGGCCGGCCAAGCTGATGGCTCAGCGAACACCGGCGTTCCAGAAGCGCTTCGGCGTCCAGGTGAACGCGCAGAACCTGCACATCGACGCCAACGGTAGCCGCTTCGAGCCGCTGATCGGCAAGCCGGGCGACGGGTCTTCGCCCAGCTGCGCGATCCACGACGAGTATCACGAGCACCAGACCGACGAGCAGGTCGACGCGATGGAAACCGGCATGGGCGCCCGCGAGCAGCCTATCCAGCTGATCATCACCACCGCCGGCGAGAACCTCGAGGGGCCCTGTTACCAGGCGCAGCTTGACGCGCAGAAGGTGCTGGAGGGCGCGGCCGAGAACGAGCAGCTGTTCGCCTGCATCTGGGGCGTTGACGCCGACGACGACTGGACCAGCGAGGACGCGCTGCGCAAGGCGAACCCGAACTACGACGTCTCGGTCAGCGGCGACTTCCTCCGCGCCCAGCAGCGCGAGGCGATCAACAACGGGCGCAAGCAGGGCACGTTCAAGACCAAGCACCTCAACGTCTGGGTCGGCTCGCGCGAGGCCTACTTCAACGTCGAGAAGTGGATCCGCTGCGGCGACGACCAGCTAAGCCCGGCCGACTTCGCCGGCCAGCCGTGCAAGGTCGGGCTCGACCTGGCGTCCAAGGTGGACATCGCGGCGATGGAGCTGGTGTTCGACCTGCAGCGCTGCGACGACACGCCGGTCGTTCGGCGCCTGCGTGAGGCCGGCCGGCGGTACGTGCGCTTCGGCTGCTACTGGTTACCGGAGGCGACGGTCGAAGAGCCGGACAACGAGCACTACCGCGGCTGGGTGAACGACGGCTGGATCAGCGTTACCGACGGCGAGATCATCGACTTCGCCGAAATCGAGGCATCGATCCTGGACGCGGTTGGCGAGTACCAGGTCGAGGAGGTCGCCTACGACCCACACCAGGCGACGATGCTGGTGACGCGGCTGCAGGAGCAGGGCGTGCCGGTCGTCGAGGTCCGGCCGACGGTGCTGAACTTCTCCGAGCCGATGAAGCAGCTCGACGCGATCACGCGGGCCGGACAGGTCGTGCACAACGGCGACCCGGTGATGACCTGGATGGTGTCCAACGTCACGGCCAAGACCGACGCGAAGGACAACGTCTACCCGCGCAAGGAGCGCGACAGCCAGAAGATTGATGGTGTGGTAGCGCATCTGATGGCGCTGGCGCGGTGGATGGCGGACGAAGGCGACCCGCGCAGCGTTTACGAAACCCGAGGGGTGCTGACGATCGATGTCTAAGCCGGATCTTGAAGACATCCTGATGCTGCTTGGGGTCGGCGCCGTCGGCTACGGTACGTGGTTGCTCGCCGGGACCGGCTGGGCGTGTGTCGTCGTCGGCGTGATCTTTTTCGGCGTCGGCCTAGACATCGCGCGCAGCAAGCGGGGCTAGAATGGGGATCATCGGCAGCCGGTACGGCCCGTCGCACACCGTCAGTGACGAGGGTGGCTGGTTCCTGCGTGCGCTCGGCGGCGGTCCGACCAAGTCGAGCGTGCAGGTCAGCGAATACACGGCCCTGCAGTTGCCCGTCGTCTACGCCTGCGTGCGGCTTGTCAGCGAGGCCGTGGCACAGCTGCCGTTGAAGGTCTACCAGCGCACGGAGCGCGGACGCGAAGAAGCGCGCGATCATCCGCTGTGGCCGGTGCTGACCAACAGCGCCAACGACCACATGACCGCGTTCACCTACCGGAACACCAAGCAGCATCACATCCTGCTTTGGGGCAACGGCTACACCGACATCCAGCGCAACGGCCGCGGCCAGGCGGTGGGGCTGTGGCCGTTGCTGCCGGATCGGACCTGGCCGGACAAGGACAACCGCGGCACGCTGCGCTTTCGTACGACCATTGACGGCGAGCAGAAAACGCTGGATGCCGACGATGTGCTGCACGTGCCGGCGCTGGGCTTCGACGGGTACGTCGGCTACTCGCCGATCGCGATGGCGCGCGAGGCGGTCGGGCTCGGTCTCGCGATGGAGCGGTTCGGCGCAAAGTTCTTCGCGAACGACACCAAGTCCGGCGGCTTCATCCAGTACCCCGGCCGGCTCGGGCCGCAGGCGCAGCAGAACCTGCAGGAATCGCTGGACGAGCAGGGCGGCCTAAGCAACGCGCACCGAGTGAAGGTGCTCGAAGAAGGCGCGAAGTTCGTCCAGACGACAATACCGCCTGAGGATGCGCAGTTTCTGGGCTCGCGCGAGTTTCAGATCGCCGAGATAGCTCGCATCTACAACGTCCCGCTGTGGATGATTCAGAGCCACGAAAAGACGACGTCGTGGGGCTCCGGCATCGAGCAGATGGGCCTCGGCTTTGTCCGGTACACGCTCCAGCCCTGGCTGGTGCGCTGGGAGCAGGAAGCGAACCGCAAGCTGTTCACCCGGCAGGAGCGCGAGGCCGGTTACTTCGTCAAGTTCAACGTTTCGGCGCTTGAGCGCGGAGATACCTCGGCCCGGATCAACTACTACGCCTCCGGCATCCAGAACGGCTGGCTGAACCGCAACGAGGCCCGCGCCAAGGAAGAGATGAACGAAGAAGACGGGCTCGGCGAGTTCCTGGAGCCGCGCAACATGCAGCCGCAGGGCGGCGAGGAGACGACGGACGAATGAAGTACGGGCGCATCATCGCCGAGTTCGCGGGCCATCCCTGCGCGCTCGACCTGCAGAAGTTCGAGGCTGTGGCGACGTTCCTGCGCGCCAAGGCACTGGGTAGCGAGCCGCCGGCCTACGAGGGCCGCGTAAGCGACCGCCAGGCGCGCGACGTCGCACGGCAGGAGGGCAGCGTCATGGTGCTGCCGGTGGTCGGCATGATCACCCAGCGCCCCAGCGGCGATGAGATGTCGGACCCAGGACTCAAGCTGCAGCGGTTCCAGCAGCAATTCCGCAGCGCGCTCGCCGACGATGACGTGAAGGCGATCGTGCTCGACATCGACAGCCCGGGCGGCTCCGTTTTCGGCGTGCCGGAGACCGCGCAAGAGATTTACGAGGCGCGCGGGCAGAAGACGATCGTCGCCGTGGCGAACTCGCTGGCGGCTTCCGCCGCCTACTGGATCGCGTCGGCCGCCGAGGACCTGGCCGTCACGCCGTCCGGCATGGTCGGCTCGATCGGTGTCTACACGGTGCACCAGGACATCTCGCAGTTCCTGGAGTCCGAAGGCATCCGCGAGACCATCATCTCCGCCGGCCGCTACAAGGCAGAGGCCGCGCCGACGAAACCGCTGGACGACGAGGCGCGCGACGCCCTGCAGAGCCGCGTTGACACCTACTACGACATGTTCGTCGACGCCGTTGCGCGCAACCGCAACGTCCGCAAGCGCGACGTCACCGAAGGCATGGGCCAGGGGCGCCCGGTCCAAGCGCAGGCGGCGTTAAGCGAGAACATGGTCGACCGTGTGGCCACGCTGGAAGACGTGCTCGCCCGCTTCGGCGCCGAGCCGCGCCCGCAGAACCGCGGCGGCGGCAACGCCGGCGGCCGTCGGAAGGCGCGCGCCCTTGCGCAGCGGGACATCGACATCATGGAGCGCACCGGCCGCTAGGCTCGGAGCGACAACCAGGAGCAAGCCCCGTGGGTCAGCCGGCGCCCGCGGGGCTTTTTCGTGACCACCGGCCGGCGTCCACCGAGAGGGAAGAACCCATGAGCCTGCAGCAGCTTCGCGAAAAGCGAGCTGAGGCGGTCCAGCAGATGAAGGCTATCGTCGACACGGCGGACGCCGAGGACCGCGATCTCAGCGAAGACGAGACCCAGCTCTACGACGCCTACAAGCAAGACGTCGAACAGCTGGACAAGCGCATCGAACGTCGGCTCGACGTCGAGACGCGCGAGGAACAGCTCCAGAAGCCGGAACAGACGGCGACCCAACGTCAGCCGATCGAGCGCGGCGGCCCCGAGGCCAAGCGCGAGTTCGAGAGCCTGGGCGAGTTCATGCACGCCGTCCGCTTCAACCCGAACGACCAGCGGCTGAACTTCGAGCAGCCCGACGTGCGCGGCGAGCAGCGCTACGACGAGGGTTCCCAGGGCGGCTTCGTCGTGCCGCAGCAGTTCCGGCAGACGATCATGTCCGTCGATCCGCAGGAGGCGATCGTGCGGCCGCGGGCCGAGGTGATCGAAGCCGGCACCCCGCCGGACGCGGCGATTACCATGCCGTCGCTGGATCAGACCGGCACCGCGCCGCAGAACCGCTATGGCGGCGTCCAGGTCGAATGGATCGGCGAGGGCGCGACGAAGCCCGAGACCGACATGTCGTTCCGCGAGATCACCCTGCAGCCGCACGAGGTCGCCGGCCATACGGTCGTGACCGACAAGCTCCTGCGCAACTGGCAGGCGGCGGAGAGCTTCCTGGAGCGGCAGCTGCGCGGCGCGATGATCCAGGCGCAGGATCTCGCGTTCCTCCGCGGTGACGGCGTGGCCAAGCCGCAGGGCATGTACCAGAGCCCGGCGGTCTACACGGTCAACCGGAACTCCGCCAACGACGTCCAGTACGTCGACTTGGTGGAGATGGAGGCGCGCCTGCACGGCGCTGGCGTCTGGCTGATCAGCAAGGCGGTCCTGCCGAAGCTGCGCCAGCTGCAGGATCCGCAGGGCAGCTACATCTGGACGAACTCGGCCCGCGAGGGCGAGCCCGCCCGGCTGCTCGGCCGCCCGGTGATCATCAACGAGCGCAACCCGGGCCTCGGCACGAAGGGCGACATCTCGCTGCTCGACATGTCCTACTACCTGATCAAGGACGGGTCGGGCCCCTTCGTCGCGGCGTCGGAGCACGTTCACTTCACCAAGAACAAGACGGTGGTGAAGATCTTCACCAACGTCGACGGCCAGGGCTGGCTGACCGAGCCGTTCAAGGAAGAGAACGGCTACGAGGTGAGCCCGTTCGTCTTGCTCGACGTGCCGTCGTAAGAGCTGACGCCAACCTGACGGGCCGCCATCGCGCGGCCCGTCGCTGCATCCGGGAGATACAGCGATGCTCAACTCGAAGAAGCTGTCCGAGGCGGCGCGCTACGACGTCGGCGTCGCGCCGCAGGACATCACCACCGACCGCACCGGCAGTTGGTACGACGCTGCCGGGTTTCGTCGGTTCCTGGCCTTCCTGTCGACCGCGACCGTGTCGGCCGGCAACAGCGCCACCGTCCAGTTCCAGCAGGCCGAGGATTCCAGCGGCACCAACGCCAAGGATATCGGCACCGCGACCAGCGTCACCGCCGGCAGCGGCGGCGAGGAGCTGTCGGCAATCGCCGAGGCGAAGGCCGAGGACATGGACGCCGGTTTCACGCACATCGCCGTTAAGGTGACGTGCGAGGGCTCCGGCGTGAACGGGTCGGCCACGCTGGTGCGCGGCGTCCCGCGCTACAATCCGTAGCCGATGAAGGGGCGGGCGGGTCGGCGACGGCCCGCCCGTGACCACCCATGAAGGTGATCAACGAGTTCATCGACCGCGCCACCGGCAAGCGGGTGCTGCCGGGCGCGGACTTCACGCCGCACGACGACGCGCAGCGGCAGCGGCTCGTGCGCGCTGGTTGCCTGGACAACACACCGGCGCCGACGCCGAAAGACGAGACGCCGCAGACGTTCGCTGTGTCGTCCGACCAGGTTCAGCCGTCGGCGTCCGGCGGCCGGCGCGGTCGGAAGCGCAGCGGCCGCGGGAAGGGTAGCGCCAGCTGATGCACCGCGACGATCGGCAGTTCTGGCTCAACCCGGCGGTGACCGTCGAAACGGCGCCGGCCAACAGCCCGGTGACGCTCGACGACGTCAAGCTCGCCCTGCGCATCGACGGCACGTCCGACGACGCGTTCCTGCAGGGCGAGATCGACGCCGTGACGGGCGAGCTGGACGGGCCGCACGGCTGGCTGGGTCGCTGCCTCATCACGCAGACGCTGCGCCTGACTCTCGACTACTTCCCCGATCACGTGCCGCACCCAGCGCGCAACCTGGTCAAGCCGCTGCCGAACAACCGCGGCCGGCGCATCTACCTGCCGTTCCCGCCGCTGCAGACGGTCGACGCGGTCAAGTACACCGACGAAGACGGCCAGGAGCAGACGCTCGACAGCAGCCGCTATCGCGTCGTCGCGGACGCGCACCCCTACGGCTACATCGAGCTGAATCAAGACGAGACTTGGCCGCCGACCGACGACATCGGCGCGGCCGTGCAAATCGATTACACCGCCGGCTACGGCGACGACGCGAGCGCCGTGCCGGAGCGCGTGAAGACGTACATCAAGGCGCGCGTGGCCGCCCGCGACCAGGCGCGCTCGGCCGTGCACATCGGCAGCAGCATCGAGCATACGCCGTACGTCGACAACATCCTGACCGGGCTGCGGGTCCGGACGAAGGCAGTATGAAAGACTGGCACGGCCGCACCGTCGCCTGCATCGCCAGCGGCCCTTCGCTTACGCGCGCCGACTGCGATGCCGTGCGCGCGGCCGGCCTGCCGACCATCGCCGTTAACAACGCTGGCTTGGATATGGCGCCTTGGGCGGACGTCCACCACGCCTGCGACGGCCGCTGGTGGCACGCGCACCCGGCCGCGCTCGCCTACGACCGGCTGAAGACCTGCCTGGTCGACGATCCGCCGGCGGGCGTCACCAAGCTGATCTGCGTCTCTGGCGGCGGGCTGGACGATCGCCCTTGCCACGTCCGCGCCGGGCAGAACAGCGGCTACCAGGCGCTGCACTTGGCCGCGGTCAACTTTGGCGCAGCCCGCGTGCTTCTGCTCGGCTACGACATGCAGCACACCGGCGGCCAGATCCACTACCACGGCCGGCACCCGGCGCCGCTGGGCAACCCGGACGCCGACGACATGCCGGCCTGGGTCGCGCACTTCGACGCGGTGGCGCCGGATCTGGCGCGGCGCGGCGTGGAGGTGGTCAACTGCAGTCGGGCGACGGCGATCACTGGCTTTCGGCGGGCGACGATTGAGGAAGTGCTGGCGTGCCCGGCGTAGTCATCCTCGGCGCCAGCCGCAGCGGCACCAGCATGACCGCCGGCCTGTTCGCCCAGCATGGCGTGTTCTTCGGCACCTGCATGGCCGCAGACGACCGCAACCCCAAAGGCTACTTTGAGAACCGTTGGTGGAAGCAGGTCGAGCACGGCCGGCAACGGCCGGTCAGCTTCGACATGGCCTGGAAGACGGCGCTACGCCAGCAGGGCTGGGACGGCCGGCAGCCGTGGGGCGCCAAGGTCGGGGCGCAATGGTTCGACGGCTACTGGCGGCACGTGCCGGACATCGCCGCTATCGTCTGCTGCTACCGGCCGCAGGCGCAGATCGAGGCGAGCCGGGCCGACGCCGGGTTCAACCCCAACCGCCAGCCAGTGCCGCGCGCCTGGTCGATCATGGACGAGCTCGCCGAGGCCGGCTGGCCGGTGGTGAAGGTCTGGACCGACCGGCTGGTCGCGGGCGAGCTAGATCAGATCCGGCCGGCGTTCGATCGGCTGGGGCTGACGCTGGACGAGGCGACCGCGCGGGAGTGGATCGATCCGGCTTTGTGGAAGCATGGGAGCCCGGCGTGACCGTCACCGTCGCAGCGGTGTTGAAAAGCGGCGGCGACTTCACGCTCGAATACGTCCACCGCCTGCACGCCGGCGTCAAACAGCATTTGCCGGGCGCGCGCTTCGTCTGCTTGTCGGACGTGCCAGAGGTGGCGACGCACGCGCTGAAACATGGCTGGCCGGGCTGGTGGAGCAAGCTGGAGCTGTTCCGCCCCGGCCTGCTGACCGGGCCGACGCTGTACCTGGACTTGGACACGATCGTCACCGGCGACCTGACGCCGCTGGCGCAGGCGATCCAGCCCGACCGCTTCCTGATGCTCCAGGACTTCACGCGGCCCGACCGGCACGGCTCCGGCGTCATGGGCTGGCACGGCGACAGGAGCGCGCTCTACGACGCGTTCGCCGCGGACGCACAGCACGTCATGGCGACGCACCGGACCGGCGACCGCTGGGGCGACCAGGCGTTCATCAGCGCGCGGGTCGGCGGCCGGCTGGCGACCTGGCAGGACGCCGCGCCCGGCGCGGTGGTGAGCTACAAGGTGCACGGCCGCACGCCCGGCGCGCGGGTGGTGTGCTTCCACGGGAAGCCGCGGCCGCATGAGGTGGACTGGCAACCATGACCACAGGCCTGCAACTCGACCCAGGCGAGCTTGACCAGCGCGTCACCATCCGCGAGCGCGTGCAGGTCTCCGACGGCGCCGGCGGGTTCACCGAGACCTGGCAAGACTTCGCTACCCGCTGGATGAAAGTCCGCACCATGAGCGGCGAGCGGCGGTTCGCGGCGGCCCAGACCGACTACCCGCGCGACACCGAGTTCACCATGCGCCGTGATGCCGGCGTGACCGAAGACATGGCGCTGGTGTGGAACGGCATGGCCTTCGGCATCGGCTTCATCGAAGACCACGGCCCGCGCGCGCCGTACATGCGCATTGAGGCGGCCAGTGGCGACAAGCAGGACGCACTACCATGAGCGGCATCAAGGGCGTCAACCGCCTGCGCCGGACCTTGCGCCGGGCGCCGGACCAGATCAGCGATGGCGTGGTCGAGGTCGTGCGCAACGGCGCCGAGGCCGTGCGCCTGGACGCGATCGCGCGGGTGCAGCCGACCAGCATTAAGCAGAGCATCGAGGTCAAGTACGGCCGCGACGGGTTGACCGCGGTTGTTGGTCCCAGCGCCAAGGCAGCCGATCTGGCGGCGCGAAAGAACCAGCGCGCCGGCGGCGCGCGGTCGGCGTTCGGCGCGGCCCGGCGGTCCAGCGTGCGGCTGTCCAAGGCCAAGAGCGAGGAGCTGTTCCAGTTTTTCAAGGCCTACTGGTACGAGTTCGGCACCAAAGGCGTGCCGAGCCGTAATATCCCGCCGCAGCCGGCGCGGCCGTTCATGCGGCCGGCGATGGACGTCAACCGGCGGTACTTCACCGAGGAATCGCGCCGGGCGATCCGGCGCGCGCTTGACCAGTTGAGTACCGGGCGATGAACGTCGGCTTTGAACTGCAGAAGGCGATCTACGGCGCGCTCGACGGCAACGTCACCGTCGGCGGGACCGCCGTCCCGGTCTATAACCCGCCGCCGACCGACGCCGCGTACCCGTACATCGAGATCGGCGACGAAAACAGCGCCGACTTCAGCACGCACACCGAGCTGGGTCGCGAGCGGTTCGTGACCCTGAACGTCTGGTCGAACGAGCCCGGCAAGAGCGAAGTGTACAGCATCCTCGCGCAGCTGGAAACGCTGCTCGACCGCGCGCGCTTGACGCTCGGCACCGGCCGCGCCTGGGACGTGCAAGCGACGTCGACGCAAATCACGCGCGATCTCGACGGCCGGACGTTCACCGGCTCGATGACGCTGCGAGCACGCACGCAGCAGTAGGCGCCGCCGGCGCCACCACCACGGCAAACCGGCCCGTCGCCTGGCCGCGGCGGGCTTTTTCATGGCCACTCAGCAGGAGGACAGCCGTCATGGCCGACAACTACACCACGTCCGCCGGCGCGACGCTGCACATTGGCGACAGCAGCAGCCCGCCCACCTACACCAAGGTCTCAGGCATCACCAACATCCCGGAGTTTGGCCGCTCCTACGAGCGCGGCACCTTCAACCCGCTCGCCGACCGGCGGACCCGGAAGTACAAGGGCGCCTACGACGAGGGGTCGTTCAGCGTCGAGCTCGCGCGCGACCTGACCGACCAAGGGCAGACGGATCTGCAGGCGGCTGTCGACAGCGACGACTCCGTGCCGATCAAGATCGAGCTGAACGACGCACCGTCCGGCTCCGGCACCAGCCCGACGACGTTCGAGTTTGACGCGCTCATCATGTCGTTCACGACCGCGATCGGCACCACTAACGACTACGTGTCGGGCACGGTTCAGATGGAAATCGTCTCCGACATCACCGAGACCGCGGCCGCGTAAGGAGCACGCTGACCCATGAGCAAGATCGACGCCGGTCAGGTCGAAGTCGACTGCGGCGAGGAGACCTACACCCTCAAGCCGACCGTCACGGCGATACGGAACATTAACCGGCGTTACGGCGACTTCCGCACCGCGATCGAGCGGGTGATGCGCGCGGACTTCGACGCCATTACCTACATCATCACCCAGGGCGCCAGCTTGTCGAAAAAGCAGGCGGAGGCGATGCAGGAGCACGTGTTCGCCGCCGGCATCTTCAACGTCTCCGAGTCGGTGGCGGAATACCTGTCGGTGCTGTCCAACGGCGGCCGGCCTCCAGGTGACGAGCCCAGCGAGGGCGACGACGGGGGAAACTCCTAACCCTCGACGCCTACTGCGACGACGTGTTCAAGCGGGCGACCGGCTGGCTCGGCTGGTCGCCCGAGGCCGCCCTGACCACGCCGATACCGCAGATCGAGCTGGCGTTCGAGGGCTTCATCGACTGCAAGATCAAGACTAACCCGTTCGGATCTGGCGACAGCGACGGCAGCCAACGGCAGCAGAAGCCGCCGGAGCCGGAGCGGGTGCAACAGGACATCAAGTCGGCCCTGCGCGGGATGGCAAGTGCGCGCAAGGCTGGCCGGCAGCCGCGGCGGCGGTCAAGCGAACAGCAGGACGCCGCCCAGCAAAGCCAGAACGAAGAATAGCAGAATCATGTTGCCGGCGCTGTCCAACGCGGTCGTGACGGCGTTGAACGTAGTCCAGCCGCCGCAATGCGGGCACTTGTCGGCGTTCTTTGCGACCGTGCCCTGGCAGTGCTTGCACGTCATCGTCTTGGCCATCCGCTAACCTCCGAGGCTTCCTATGGCGCAATCCGCCGAAAATTTGCTGGTCAGGATCGACGCCACCACGGAACAGCTGCGCCGCGAGCTGCGCCGGGCGGACGACGGTGTGCAGAAGTTCGACCGCTCTGTCGGCAAGAGGCTACAGAAGATCGATCAGCGTTTCCAGCGCCTCGGCCGCGGCATTCAAGGCGTCGGCGCAGCCTTGGGCGGCTTGGCCGCGGCGGCCGGCGCACGCGAGCTTGGCCGGCTCGGCACGCAGGCGCTGAACAGTGCCGAGCAGGTGCAGCGGATGTCCGACAGCCTGGGCGTCGGCGTCGAGACGGTCCAAGAGCTGCAGTTCACCTTCAGCCGGTTCGGTCTGCAGCAGAAGGACGTCAACGACGCGCTGGCGACCCTAGCCGACCGGGCGCAGGACGCGATCGACGGCACGAAGTCGATCCAGGAAGACTTCCAGGCGATCGGCATCAGCGTTGACCAGCTGCGCGGCAAGAACCCGGCGCAGCTGATGCGGCTGGTTGCGGACGCGATCGCGCGCACGGAGGACCCAAGTAAGCGTGCCGCAGCGGCCGTGCGGATCTTGGAGGACGAAATCGGCCAGCGGCTGTTGCCGCTGCTGACAGAAGGCTCGCAGGGCTTTGATCGGCTGGCCCAGCGGGCTAACGAGTTTGGCCTTGTGCTGGACGAAGCGTTGATCCGCAAGGGCGCGCAGGCCGCCGGCGAGCTGGATACGCTGCGCCTGGCCGCGCGGTCGGCGTTCGACACGGGCGTCATTGAAGGTTTCACCAGCGAGTTTGACGGTGTCGAAGAAGCGCTGTCGAGCGTGACTCGGCTCAGCAATCAGTTCGGCGAAGCGCTGGGAAGCGCGCTGGCGACGGTCACGCAAGACGCCGACGAACTTTTGCAGCGGATGGAAAACATCACACGCCTTGTCCTTGGTGTGGTGGGTGCGTTCAAAGGAAGCCGGTTCGGTGTTCCGGGCGCGATCATCGGCGGGACGGCTGGGGCGCTATCTCCCGAAGTTATGGGCCTGATGACCCGCGGCCTAGGCGGCAACGAGCAAAGCGCCGAAGAGGCGCGACTGGAGGCGCTGCGCGAGCAGCGGGACCGCCTCGTCGAGCGCAGTCGGACGATGGCGAACGAGGGCGAGTCCGGCCTGACCGAGATCGACCGGCGGATCACGATGCTGAACGCTGAGATCGAAGCGACAGAGCGCAAGATCGCCAGCGGGCAATCATCCGGCGGCGGGGGCGGCACGTCGATCGACATCACGCAGTTCGGCGGCACGTCACCGGCACCCGGTAGCGGGGGCGGCGACACCAGTCCGGTCCCCGCCGGCCTGCCGGGCGCGGACGCGGTCAGCCGAACGAACGACCTGGTCGCCCAACAGCGCGCCGAGCTGGACCGACTGGGCCAGAAGCTCCAGAACGACCTCAACCCGGCCTGGGCGCGCTACCAGCAGCGCATGCAGAACCTGCAGATGGCGTTGGACGCCAACCGGATCAGCCAGCGCGAGTTCAACCAGCTGGCGCAGCAGGCTGGACAGCAGCTTCAGCAGGCGACCGGGCAGGTCGACAATTATCGCAGGGAGTTTCAGCTTCTTGAACGATTCGGCGACCGCGCGTTCGACCGCATCGGGTCTTCAATCACGGACGCGATGGTGCGCGGCGAAAACGCGATGGTGAGCTTTGAAAGCGTGGCACAGGGCGTGCTGTCCGAGGTCATGCAGATGTTCATTCAGCTGGCCGCCATTAACCCGCTGAAGAATGCTATCCTTGGCGGTGACCGATCCACCATTGGCAGCGTAATCAACGCCGGTGCTGACGCGTTAAGCGGGAATCTAGGCAACATTTTCGGCGCAACGGCCGGCGCCACCGGCGGCGCGGCCGTGTCGTCGTCGGCCGGCGGCCTCGGGCAGCCGCTTCCGACCTTCGCCGACGGCGGCAGCTTTAACGTCGGCAGCAGTTTTCCTCGGGTCGACGCCGGCCGCGACAACCGGCTGGTCAGCTTCTTTGCCCGCGACGGCGAGCGCGTAAACGTCCAGACGCCGCAGCAACAGAAGGGCGGCACTGGCGGCGGGGTCAACGTCTACCAGACGATCAACTTGTCGGCGAACGGTGACCGTCAGGTTGCGCAGATCGCGCAGCGCGCCGCGGCGGATGGAATCCGGCGAGCCGTGCCGGGAATCGTCAGCGCCAGCACAAACAATGTCGACGAGACGATGAAGCGCCGACCCCAGTATGGCGGGCGGGACTAGGCCATGACCATCAGTGAGCCGCTGGACTTCCCCGCGTTTGGCATGACGCGGATCACGCTGCGCGCGCGGTCCGCCATCGCTCGGACCGAAAGCCCGTTCAGCTTTAAGCAACAGGTTCAAAGCCATCCGGGCCGACTGTGGCTGGCCGAGATCGAAGTGCCGCCGCTGCTCAACCAGCGCGAAGGCGGTGAATTTGAAGCTTTCTTGCTCGCGGCAGATGGCGGGCGCCGCCGCTTCCTGCTTGGCGACCCTGCCCGCGCCTACGCCGAGGGCAGCGCGGTCCTGACCTTGCAGGAAGACGAATTACTCGCCGACAATGGCAGCACGCTCTTGGCCGACGATGGAAGCCCGCTGCTGATGGACCAAGCCATCGGCTCGTTGAGTGTCGGCGACGTACAGGTCGACGGCAACCAGGCAGCGCGCAGCGAAACGCTGTCTCTGCGCAACCTGCATCCGAGTAAAGCCGACATCTTCCTGCCTGGCGACCTCATCCAGATTGCAAGCGGACTGGACGCCCGCTTGCACAAGGTGTTGACCAAGACGGCGTCGAACGAGGCTGGCGACGCTACCGTCGACGTTTGGCCGCCGCTGAGGGCGGCGCACGCGGACGGCACGCCCGTGACGCTGGTCAATGCCAAAGGCGTATTCCGCCTCGCGAGCAACGTCAGCGAATGGCAGATCGAGGCGCCGACGGTCTACGGGTTCACCTTGCAGGCGCGGGAAGAGATTTGATCGATGGCTCGCGACATCGACAGCCAGACCGGCGCGCACTTTGCCGGCCAACAGGTCACGCCGATCGTGCTGGTTCAGGCGCAGTTCGACAGCGGCGATCTGAACATCTGGGGTGGCTACGGCGACGTTGAGTGGGGCGGCGACACCTACAAGGGTGCCGGCGATCTGCTGCAACTGCGCCCGGCCAAGGAAACGCGCGAGATCCGCGCCAACGGCATGACGTTCAGCCTGTCCGGCATTCCGTCGGACATCATCGCTACTGCCCTGACCGAACCCTACCAAGAGCGACCGATCTTTGCTTGGCTAGGCGCGCTAGCGAGCGACGGGACGCTGTTGCCGCCGTACCCCTTCTTCCGCGGCCGCATGGACCAGATGAATATTGAGGAAGGCGGCGAGACGGCCAGCATCGACCTCACGGCCGAGAACCGCCTGATCGACCTGCAGCGCCCAAAAACGCGCCGGTACACGCAGGAAGACCAGCAAGACCGCTTTCCGGACGACGAAGGCCTGTCGCAGGTGACGTCGCTCAACGACGGGCGCAGCATAGTCTGGGGGCGGTAGTGCTGCCGCGGCGACAGGACTGGCCGGAGCGGTTGGCGGCGTTTCTGGCCGCGCGCACCGAGACTGCTTGGGAATACGGTCAGCACGACTGCTGCGCGTTTGTCTGCGATGCCGTGAAAGCGCAAACCGGCATCGATCCGGCCGGCCTAGTGCGTCCCTACAGCGGACGCGATGGCGCGCGCCGCATTTTGACCGAGTACGGCGGCGTCGTCGGCGTCGTGGCCGCGCGCATGGCCGCGCACGGCTGCCCTGAAATCGCCCCTGGGTATGCCGGCCGCGGCGACGTGGCCGTGATCGAGGCTGAGGGCGGCGAGACGTGCGGCATCGTCGAGGAACGCACCGTCGTCGCCGCCGCCAGTCCGGGCCTGGCCCGGCACCCGCGCACCAGCATTAAACGAGCCTGGCGGATCGGATGAAAAACACCGCAGCTCCTTACGGCCTCCGGCGCGAGCTGGAAGCGGCCGGCGTTTGTATGCCTGTTACGGCCAGCGCCATTGCCGGCGCGGCCATTTCCGGAATCGCGGCCGGCGGTGGCGCGGCCTTGGCCGGCACGACAATCTTGGGCTTGTCGACCACGGCCAGCGCCATCGCCATCGGCGCCGGCACTTTCGCCCTCAGCCTCGCCGCGTCGGCCGCGTCGCAAGCCTTGGCGCCGGACCCGCCGTCGCTTGGGTCGCCGTTGTCCAACGACCTTAGCGACCGGGCACAGCAGGTGCGCCAGCCGATCAACGCCCGCCGGATGATTTACGGTGAGGCGCGCGTGTCCGGGCCGATCCTGTTCGTCGAGAGCACCGACGACAACAAGTACCTACACATGATCGTCGCAATGGCGGATCATAAGGTCCACCAGTTTGACGCGGTGTATCTGGACGAGTATCCGATCTACCGCAGCGAGCTTGACGGCAACGGGCTCGTGCAGGCGCCCAACAAGTACGACGGGTTGGTCCGCATCAAGTTCGGCAACGGCGCCGACGATCAGGCGGCGGACGCCGATCTTGTGGCCGAAACCGGCGCCACTGATAGCTATCGCTTCCGCGGCATCGCCTACGTCTACGTCCGGCTTGAGTACGATCAGGACGTTTTTCCGGCCGGCATTCCGAACATCAGCGCCTGGATCAAAGGCAAGGAAGTAAAGGACGTGCGCGACGGCGCGATCCGCTGGACGCCCAACAGTGCACTGTGCGTGCGCGACTACCTGTTGACGTCGACGACGGACGGCGGCGTTGGTTACACGGCTGCCGAGATTGACGACGCCTACACAGCAGGCGCGGCAAATACCTGTGACGAGATTGTCGCCACTCAACCCAAGAACTTTGAAATTATTTCTGTCAGCGCTACCGGTAACTGGATGGAGCATGACGGACGGCTGCTGGAGCTTGTTACTGGCGACCGCGTGAAAGTATCGTCAACTGGCAGTGTTCCGGCTGGTTTGGTGGCCGGAGTTAGCTACTATGTGATTGTCAACCGGCGGAAGCGCACTGACGACGGCGCCGATCCACAGTTTGAGCTAGCGAGCACCTACGCCGACGCGCTGGCCGGAAAGTTTGTCGACATCACCGACGCCGGTAGCGGCGACATCACCGTTACCAAGACTGGCGAGCCGCGGTACACGCTCAACGGCACGGTTAAGCAGAGCCGACAGCCGGACCAAATTTTGACGGACATGCTGACGAGCATGGCCGGCTACGCGGTCCACGTCGGCGACACCTGGAAGCTGTTTGCCGGCAGCTATCGCAGCCCGACGCTGACGCTGGACGAAGACGACGCTCGCGACACGATCGGCGTCCGCACTCGGCACAGCCGCCGGGAGCGGTTCAATGCGGTCAAGGGCGTGTACGCGCCGGAGATTCAAGACGGCGTGCCGACCGATTATCCGGTCTACAAGAGCGACAGCGCGAAGACTGAAGACGGCGAACGGCTTTGGGGCGAGCACGACCTGCCGTTTACGACGCGCCCGCATCAAGCGCAGCGGCTGGCCAAGATCAAGCTGCGCCGGCATCGAAATGAGATCCGCGTCAGCTACCCGGCAAACTTGCGTGCGCTGCAGACGCAACCCGGCGACATCGTGGCGATCAACAACGACCGCTTTGGCTGGAGCGAAAAGCCGTTTGAGGTCGTGTCCTGGCAGTTGGCGGTTGAGACGGACGAAAACGACGTGCCGCGGCTCGGCGTCGACATGGAGCTGCGCGAGACCGCGCCCGACGTCTACAGTTGGGCCGACACGGAAGAAACCGCCGTCGATCCCGCTCCTGAGACGGTGTTGACGACAACGCGCCCGGCCGCGCCAACTGGCCTTTCTGTTACCTACGCGACGACGCTCAAGCTCCAGATCGACGGCACGATCAGTTGGGATCTCGCCGCCGACCAGTTCGTCCGCAAGGGCGGGCTGGCGCAGGTTCAGTTCAAGCTGTCCAGCGCCAGCAACTGGAAACCGGCTGTCACGGTGCCGGGCGACCAGACAGAGGCCGAAGTCGCGGCTTTGGCGCAGAACACCGACTACGACTTCCGCGTCCGTTTTATCAGTGCGAACGGCGCTCAATCGGATTGGACGGCGATTACGAGCCAGACGACGCCGGCCGCTGACACCGTCGATGGTGGGGACCTAAGCGACCAGGTGGTCTCGACGACCACGACCAGCACCACGACCGGCGTCTCCGTGCCGGACAACAACACGCAGACGGCGAGCGTCACCTTGTCGGGCAACGGGCCGTCATTCGGCGCCGCGCTGTTCACATTGACCGAGGGCGGAACCGCAGCCGGCGACGTCGACGTGTGGTTGCAGGTCGCCGGCAAGACCGTAGAGCGCAAAACCGTATCGGTTCCACTAAGCGGCACCATAAGCGTCGCCACAACTGGATTCCAAAAAGCGACTAACGCCACCGTCGCGGCCTATGCACGCGCCGCGTCGGCGTCGCCGCTGCCCGACATTTCCGCCGACACTGAGCTGACCGCAACGCTGTTTAACGAGTAGGGGCCGAAGATGCCGAAGTCCGCCGACCTGCCAAATCTTTCCAATGTCGCAGACGCTGATCGCTTTTTCGTCAGCGATGCGTCGGACGGGTCAAGTAAGCACACGCGCAAAGACCAGCTGCTGACGGCGGCAAATACTTCCTACACCCCAGATTATACAGGTGCGATCAGCCGGACGGTAGCGTCGGCCCTGGAAACGGGCTTCTACGTCACCCCGCAGGACTTCGACGCCGACGCCGGCAGCAGCGTGTGGGGCGGTACGCTGCACGATGACCAGCCGGCGATGAAGGCGGCGCAGGACACGGGCCTGCCGGTCTATCTCCCGCCGCCGAGCGGGGACGGGTACTACTTCGGCGATCATCTTGAGCCCGTCGACGGGTCCGACTGTATTTTCTTCGGCCCGCGCGGTGGACTGGTCGAGATCCGCGCGGCGGCCGGGATCATTCCGTTCTTCTCTCAGGCGACATCGGACGGCACCGACCGCCGGGTCCGGCGCGCGTACTTCGCCAACCTCAAGTTCAACGGCGAGGCGCAGCGCGACACCTATCCCTACAAACCCACGGGTACGTCGAACAAGAAGATGAAGCAGGCCATCAACATTGATGGCGTGCTTGGCGAGCGGACTGTCGCGGTCATCGAAGACTGCGAGTTCGAGAACATGGGCGAGGGGTCGGTAAAGATCGACGACGTGGGCCTCGTCGTCTATCAGCGGAACAAGCACACGCGCCTGAACGCCGATCCCGGCATCATCAATTGCAACGCCGTCCGCTTCATCGACAACCTGTTCTGGTACTCGCTGGACAACGGGTTCTCGATCAGCCGCTCAAACCAGTGGGTGCATGTCAGCGGCAACGTCATCGTCGCCAGCGACATCAACGGGATTTTCCTGGGCTCAATCGAGCTGGTGAACTCGACGTCCGAGGAGTTGACGCTTACAGGCAGCAGCTATAATCGCGGTGACGAGGTCACGCTGTCGTCGGACACCGCCAACGCTTTCACGACCGTGCGGATCGGCGATCCCTACATCCTGCGCGACGGCTCGGACTTTGCCATCGTGCAGGTGCGCTCGATCACGGACGACCAAAACGCGCAGGTCGTCCTCATTAACCCGACCCCGGTCAGTTTGCAGGCGACCGCGACGAGCGATTGGTCGCAGGGGCCGTACAGCGGCATCCGCAACTTCACCTGCCACGACAACACGGTCCTGCTGTGCGGCAGCAACGGCGTGATGATGACCTACGGGCCGCAGAACGGGTCGGTCCATGACAACGTGATCGTGGGCGCTGGCGCCGAGGTCGACAGTGAGGTGTTCGCCACCTGCAACGGCAATCGCGGATCGACCACGCTCACGGTGGACGACGCGAGCGGCTTTTTGTCGTCGGGCGCGCTCGCGATCATCCCGGAATACACTAACCAGCCGGTGTTCATCGCGACTTATTCGTCAATTAGCGGCACCGACATCACGCTGGACGAGGCGTTGCCGCAGACCTACGTCGACGAGCTTGTCCACCTGGTCCGCTTGCAGGCCAACAAGTTTGGTGTGCTGGCAAACGGCTGGTGGGAGAGTGGCACCTACAACGAATACGCCACCGACATTACCATCCACGATAACACCATCCTGGACACGACTGGCGGCGGCATCCTGTACGGCACCAGCGGCGGGCCGGCCCGAGACGGCAATATCCACCATAACCGAGTGCTGCAACGCCGCTCGTCAATCACCGAGACAGGGTGGGATGGCATCGCGCTCGTCGAAACGGACACGGCCGTCCGCATGACCGGCACGATGGTCAATCACAACAAGATCACCGGCGACGGCGTGACGACGAGCAACGGGATTTCGGCTCAATTCCAGGACACCAACAGCGCCTCAACTGTCATCCTCGGCGAAAACACGATTGAAGGTGTAACCGCCGGCCGCGAGTACCGTATCCGCGATGTCGTGGGCGGAAATGATCGCGCGCGGGATTTTCGACCACAAGAAGCGCGGCCATCCGGCGTGTCCCTGGAACGCGCGGACACGATTGCCTACAGGCCGTGGGGCAGTGTCGGCAGCGTTTCTGGCGGCGTGATGACAGTCGATCGCACGCTCAACGTGTACACGCCGGGCGGCAGCGTGAACGTGACCGACATCGACTTTTCGGCCATTCCGGCCGACTGCCCGCGCATCGTGGTTCGCAACGGCGACGCCAGCAACACGTTCACGCTCAAGTACAACGCTTCCAAAATCCGGACGCCGAACAGCGCGGACTTGGCCGTTGGCCCGTACGAGTGCGTGGAGATGATCCCCATCAGCAGCAGCTTGGTCCAGGTGGTCAAGGCAGGCTAGGCAGCGCCCCGGCCGGCGGCGCGGGAGTCCAGATGCAAACTGACGGGACAGAGGAGTGCGGATTGCCTGAAGGCAACGGCAGCTTGGAGACCCTGAAATGGGCGGTCGGCGGTGGCGCGGCGCTGGTGATGGCGTGGCTCGGGGCGCTGCATAGGCAGGTGTGGAACATGCGGCAGACACAGGCCGAAGAAGCGCGCGAAGACCGGTCGGAGATGCTGCAGGAGGTGGCCACGCTGCGGGAGCGGGTGGACGGCCACGACAAGGAGATCAGCGGCATCAAGAACCGGATGGTGACGACTGACGATTTGGAGCGGTCAACCAAGCGCATCGAGGATTCCGTTCACCGGTTGGGCGAGGAGTTGCGCTCCGACATCAAGGACAGTCACCGCCGAATCGATCAGGTGTACCGCAACGGACACACGGGAGAAAGCAACCGATGAGCGACGACGAACTTCTCAGCCGCATCAAGCGCCACGAGGGCGCGGTGCGCAGCGGCGACCGGCACGTCGTCTATGACGACGCCACCGGCCAGCCCATCGGGCCGGGGACGACCGTCCAGGGCAATCCAACAATCGGCTACGGCCGGCTGGTCACCAACGGCAACGGCGTCAGCGAGCAGGAGGCCGAGGAGCTGCTGCGCAACGACATCGCCAGCGTGCGCGCGCAGCTGGACCGTCGGCTGCCGTGGTGGCGTCAGAAGCTGGACACGACGCGCCGGCAGGCCGTGCTGGAGATGGCGTTCAACTTGGGCGTCGGCGGGCTGCTGTCGTTCCGGAACATGCTGGCCGCGCTCGAAGCCGGCGACTACGAGACC